ATGCTCAGCGCAGTCATGGCGGGTACGCAGCTGCAGTCGCATGTGGAGGCGGCTCCCCAACTGATCGAGCACGTCAGCGGTTACACGCTGCAAGGCACGCATCTGGTCTCGTTCGATGCGATGGCGTTCGACGGTGGCCGCGTGCTGGCCATGGGCAAACACGCGGACCTGCGCCGCCGGTATCCAGGCGCTATACGGGTCAACGGCAAAGGCGCGTGCCTGCTGCCCGGGCTGATCGATGCGCACGGACACGTGCAGGATCTCGGCCTCGAAATGGTGCGGGCGCAACTGTGGGATACGAGTAGCTTGGCCGCGGCCCAGGCGATCATCCGCGGGTTCAGCGCCGCGCACCCGGACCAGGCATGGGTTTTGGGACACGGCTGGAACCAGGTGAAGTGGGGACTGGGTCGGTTTCCGACGAAAAGCGAACTGGACGCGGTGGTACCTGATCGACCGGCGGCGCTCGATCGGGTCGACGGTCATGCGAAGTGGGTGAACACGCCTGCGCTCGAAGCGGCCGGCATCACCAAAGACACGACAGATCCTCCCGGCGGCCGCATCGAGCGCGATGCGCTAGGCAATCCCACCGGCGTGCTGGTCGACAATGCAATGGCACTGGTCGAAAAAGTGATCCCGACACTTACCGACGCCCAACGCCAGGAGGCCTTGCAGCGGGCGATGTCCCATATGAATTCAGTCGGACTCACTGGCGTCGGTGATGCCGGCGTAGATGCAGCAACGGTCGCGGCCTACCGCGTGCTGGCAGACCGAGGCCAGTTGACGGTGCGGGCGTACGTGATGATCCGGGACACCGGCGCAGATTTCGCCGAGCTATCCAAGGACGGCCCGCTGATCGGCTATGCCGACGATCACCTGACGATCCGTTCGGTGAAGCTGTTCGCGGACGGTGCTCTCGGCAGTCGGGGCGCGGCGCTGCTGGCGCCGTATTCGGACAAGCCGGATCAGTCCGGATTGCTGTTCATGTCGGAAGCCGAGATGCAGCGGAAGATGGAGAGTGCGCTGAGAGCAGGTTATCAGGTCAACGTGCACGCGATCGGCGATGCCGCGAATCACGAAGTGCTGGACGCCTTCGCCGGTGCCTACCAGGACGTGGGCGGCCGGGAACTGCGCAATCGTATCGAGCATGCGCAGGTGGTCACCCCGGCCGACATCCCGCGCTTTAAACAACTCGATCTTATTGCCTCCATGCAGCCCACGCATGCCACCAGTGACATGAATATGGCGCAGGTCCGGATCGGACCTGAGCGGCTTAAAGGCGCATACGCGTGGCGCACGCTACTCGACCAAGGAACTCGTATCGCGGGGGGCTCGGATTTTCCGGTCGAATCGGACAATCCATTCTTCGGATTATATTCGGCGGTAACGCGCATGGACCACGATGGCAAACCGCCCGGCGGATGGCATGCCGAACAGGCGATGACGCTTGAGGAGGCGTTCCGGGCATTCACGCTGGACGCGGCCTACGCGGAGCACAATGAGCGAAACATTGGTTCGCTCGAGACCGGCAAATGGGCCGATTTCATCCTGGTAGACAGAGATCTGTTCCGCATAGAGCCGTCCGAGATCTGGAAGATCCGAGTACTGCAGACCTGGGTCGGCGGCAAGCCAGTCTTTCAGTACCATAGCGGTGAACATTCAGAGTAAGGCGGGGTCTATCGTCGTGCGCCGGGTCGGGACACCCGTCCGTCCCGGGAGATATGAAAGACTGAGCCCGATAGCGGCCATCCGCCAACGTCTGAATCGGGTCAGCTTGGGTAATTGATAATGGCGGAATCGCACTATTGTTGGCAGTGTAAGCGATCTGTGCCTATGTTGAGGGATTCGGAATGGCGTGGGTGAGTCTCAAGGTCGCGCCGCGTGACAAAAACGTAGCAGAGAACGCTACGTTTTCGCTACGTTCGGTCAATTGAGCATTGCCGATCAGTGGCAACTTATTGATCGATTTGCGCGCCCGGAGAGATTCGAACTCCCGACCCTCAGGTTCGAAGCCTTGATTTTCAGCTTCCCGCCAGATCCCTGTGCCGCCCTAAGTCACTGAACCCCTGCATATTACGCCTCCCTAGCCTTCCCGTCACTTCCCGCGTATTCTGCGCCGCGTGGTGACTCAGTGGTGACTCAATCCCGGCCATTAGGCGAAGCAACCTGATGTCCCGCCTCACGAAGCGCGCCATCGACGCCTTACGGTACTCCGGAACCGCGAACGCGCGCGATATCCGGTGGGACGACGACCCGCGCGGCCTGGGCCTGCGGGTGTACCCGAGCGGCCGCAAGGCTTTCGTCGTGAGCTACCGCAATGCGAACGGCGTGAAGCGCATGAAGACGCTCGGCGACTTCGGGGTGCTCACGCTCGACAGGGCCCGCAAAGACTGCAGGGAGCTTCTGGTCGATGTGGGCAGGAAGGGCGACCCGGTCGCAGATGATCGGCGTCAGCGCCTCGAGGCGAAGGCGGGGACGGTCAAGGCGTTGTTCCTCGAATACGTCGAGGCGCGCACCAAGGACCCAAACGAGCCTATGAAGCGGCCGGATGCGGTCCTGTGGTACGGCACGAAGTTCATCTATCCGCGGTTCGGCTCGCGGCCCTGGCGCGATGTGCGCCGGTCCGAGGTGCGCGACTGGCATGCCAGCATCGTCAAGCCCTACAACGCGAACAGAGCACTGCAGGCGTTGCGCGCTGCGTACTACTGGCGGCTTTGGCAGGAGGATGATGCGCCGGGGCGCCGGCGGCGTGAGAGCGATACACGAAACCCGTGCGCCGGGATTGATCTGCGGCCGGAGACTCCGCGCCAGGTGCGCCTCGAGCTCGCCGAGCTGCCGCACCTGGAGGCAGCGATCGACTCCCAGACCGATGATCCCTACCTGCGTGCGTACTTCCGCTTCATTCTCCTGACAGGTTGCCGGCGCAGTGAAGCGCTCAGACTGAAGTGGAGCGACGTCGGGGAGCGAACCGTCACGTTTCGAGACACGAAGGGCGGGGGCGATCACACGGTCGCGCTGTCAGCTCGTGCCGCGCAACTCTTGAGCGGGCTGGAACGTCTTGGCGGCAACCCTTACGTGTTCGTCAGTCGCCAGCATGGCAAGCGCTTGGCGGAGCCCAGTAAGGCCTGGCAGCGGATTCGAAAGGCCGCAAGCCTTCCGCACCTACGCATCCATGATTTGCGCCGAACGTTCGGGAGCTGGCTCGGCGATGCAGGTTTCACCAGTAAGCAGATCGGCACGGCGCTCGGACACAAGTCTGACATCACGAGCCGCGTGTACATGGCGCTCGGTGACGAGAGTAAGCAGGCGGCCGCGGATGCGATCGAGCGACTGATGCAGGGTAAGCCAGCCGCTGTGGCCAAGCTGCCCCGGGCGCGAAAGCGGCGCGCGTGAACCTGCGCAAGCGATTCACGGAAATCTGGCGGAGGTTTGCTGCGCGCGAACAGGCAGAAGTTAAGCGCATACGCCAGCACGTCGCTGCGCGATTTAGGCTCGACCCAAATGCCGAGTTGTCCCCGCGTGAGAAGGAAGCGCTTACCCGAGAGCGGCGTTCGGCAGGCGCTCCGAAAATTATGCAGGGCGTTCACCAGATGATGGCCTGCCGATTCTGGTGGCTTCACACTGCATTGGAATGGAAGGCCTCCGCCGCGGAGTTAGCAATAGCCAAGCAGTGGATATGCTCTGAGGCAACGGTGCACAAGGTTCGGGCCGACTATAAAGCGTTCGCTCAGCAGTTCGTTGCGGACAAGATGGCTCAAGAAGCGTGGAAAACGAACGAGGGGCGGCGCCTCGTTACGCAAGTTACTGAAGACATGTTTGCCATGATGGCCGATAAGTTTAAGAATTTTGAGGAATAGCCTCGCGCTTCGTTGTCAAGAACAATTGGTGCTAACTAATTGCCCCCTGATTAGTTAACCCCAAACCTCGCGCATCCATACCCCGCAGCGCCCTACGCTTCCCGCCATGAAGCGTGATACCCGAGAGGCCGCGGCGCGAATCGGCCTCAAACCGAAGACCCTCGACAACTGGCGCTCGCTGGGCGTCGGGCCACCGTACTTCAAGCTCGGCAGTAAGGTCGTTTACGACGACGGCGAGGTTGATACATGGCTAGAAGCCCGACGGCGGATCAGCACCAGCGATAACGGCCCGAGCGTCGCCGCGTGAATTTACTTACTCCACAAACGACGACGGCCCCGGGAGCTCAACTTCCTGGGGCCGTCTTGGACGAACACGACGCTGCTGGAGAACGCCGTAATGCGTACAGTTACACCATCGCGGCTAAGGCCGCAACAAGCGCCGACTGACTTCGCTCAACTGCCGCCGACGATTACCGAGCGGCTCGCCGAGCACGAGGTACACAGCCTCTCCGACTGGCGCCGCCTGGGCGCCAAGCGCTTCGCGCTCTGGGGCGTTACCCGCCGCATGGCGGCGACGATCGATGCGCTTGCGAGGCAAGTGCCGTGAGTGCGATCGCCATCCGTCGGTGCGCTGCCTGCCGCTCGCACTTTCGTGGCCACGAATGGCAGCAATACTGCCGCACCTGTTAGTCCTGGCGCATGGCGTGCTGGCACATCACCTGCGCAGCGCGGGCGTTGCGGGGCGCGCCGTGAACGCCACCGCCCTCGAGCGCATCCGCGAGCTGTTGTGCGAGTTGGATCAGCTCGAGCAGCGCGCGGCGCTGGTCCGTGCCCAGATCCGACAGGCGCTGCACGACCACGAAACACACGTCGACCCAGCGCTGCGAATATTGCGCCAGCGGTTCGGGGGGAAATCGTGAGCACCGTTGGGAAAGGTACACCTGTACCCTTCTTCCGAGCTGCTCGCACTGCGCGCGCGGATTGGGCCGAGCGCTACGTCCGGCGCTTCAAGCTGGCGCTGACACCGCTTGAGGGGAAGAGACCGATTTTCGAGGGCTGGAACCTCGATGAGAATTTGATCCGCAGCCCAGCGCAAGCGCGTGCGTACTGGAGCGAGCACCCCCGCAACAACATGGGCGCGTGCCTCGAGCCGAGTGGGCTGGCATCGCTCGATGCTGATTATCCAGAGGGCGCGCGAGCGGTGCTCGGCGCGGAAGGGATCGACCTCGAGGCGCTGATCGGCGAGACGCCTACGATCGTCGGGCGCGCGCCGCGGCTTGAATTCAAAGCGCCCAGCGGCGTGCCCCTCGGCAAGAGGAGCGTCGTCTGGCCGGCACGTGTGCCGGGCGAGAAGCCGGTGACGGTACTCGAGCTGCGCGCCGGCCGGGTGCAGGATGTGCTGCCGCCGTCGATTCATCCGGACACACGCAGACCTTACACCTGGTTCACACCGCCTAAGAGCGACTTCCCGCCGCTCCCGCAATCGCTACTGAATTTGTGGCTCGACGCCGACGCGTTCGCGCGGCGGGCGCGCAACCGCTGCCCCTGGGCGGCGCCTGAGCCGGAGCCAACACCACGAGCGCCGCGCGCTCCACGGCCGCCGGGCGCTGCGAGTGTGATCGCGGAGTTCAACGCGGCGCACGATGTGCGGGCGATCCTCCAGGCGCATGGCTACGTGCAAGCCGGCAAGCGCCGCTGGAAAAGTCCCAACGGGCACGGCATCGCCGGCGTCGTGCAACTGCCAAACGGCAAGATCTATTGCCACCACGAGAGCGACGTCGCGCTCGCTTGCAAGCACGGACTCGACGCATTCGATCTCTACCGCATCCTCGATCATGCCGGCGACTATCGGGCGGCAACGCGGGCGGCTGCGCGACTCCTCGGGCTCGGGGAGCAAGCACGCCGTGCCTGACGTCACTCACCTCGAGGACGCGCGCGCGGAGCGGCGCGCAGCTGGCAAACCGGGAAGTGCTCCTGAAGGCTTCACCGACACGGACATCGCCAACGGCCGGCGTCTCGCCGAGCAACATGGAGCGGATCTTCATTTCACGCCCGAGCGCGGCTGGCTAGTGTGGGACGGCAAGCGCTGGGCGACCGACGAGAAGGACGTGGCAGTGCAGGCGCGCGCGAAAAGCACCGCGATTGCGATCTTCGATGAGGTGAAGGACAGCGCCGACCGGGATGCGCTCTTCAAGCACGCCAAGCGCTCGCAGCAGAAGCGTGCAGTCGAGGCAATGATCTGGCTTGCTCGCTCCGAGCCGGGCATCCCGACAAGGCTCACCCTCTTCGACGCCGACCCGTGGCTGCTCAACGTCGCGAACGGCGCGCTCGATCTGCGCAGCGGAGGGTTGCGAGCACACCGGCGAGAGGATTTGCTGACACGGCTGGTAGATGTGGCTTACGAGCCGCAGGCCGAGTGCCCGCTGTGGGAGGCATTCCTGCGGCGTGTAACCGGATCGGGCGGTGAGCTCTACAAGTACCTGCAGCGCCTCGTCGGCTACATGCTGACGGGAGTCACCAGCGAGCAGGTGCTGCATTTCCTCTACGGCCTCGGCAACAACGGCAAGAGCGTGTTTTGCGAGGTGATCGAGGCACTGCTCGGCGACTACGCGATCGTCGTCTCCCCCGAGCTCGTCATGGTGCGCCGGCACAGCGGCATCCCGAACGACATCGCGCGCCTGCGCGGCGTGCGTGTCGCGATCATGAACGAAACCTCGCAGGGCTCGCGATTCGATGAGGCGAAGCTCAAGGACCTGACCGGCTCCGACTCCCTCACGGGCCGGTTCCTACACGCCGAGTTCTTCGACTTCCCGCCGACGCACAAGCTCGTCATCCGCGGCAATCACAAGCCCGTCATCAACGGCACCGACGAGGGCATCTGGCGCCGGCTGCGACTCGTGCCCTTCGGCGTCACCATCCCGAGCGAGGAACGAGACCGGGAACTGTTGCTGAAACTACGCCAGGAATTGCCCGGCATCCTGCGCTGGGCGGTCGAGGGCTGCAGGCTGTGGCGTGAGGTAGGCCTCAACCCGCCCGACGTCATAGCCGACGCCGTACGCGATTACAGGGCCGAATCAGACACCCTCGGTCGCTTCATCGCCGATCACTGCGAGGTCCGCAAGCTCGCGCAGGTGAAGTCCTCGGCGCTGTTTACCGCCTACCAGAAGTTCTGCGAGCACGGCGGCGAGCGGTGGCTGGCATCCAAGGACTTGCCCGCCGAAATGCAACGGCGCGGCTTCGAATGGAAGCGCACCTTGAGCGGCAGCATGTACTACGGGCTGGAACTCACCTCGGCTTCCGAGCCGCACTGGAGTGACCGGTGAGGCATGTAGGCACATGTAGGGTCCGCCGTATTATTTTCTATGCGCGCGCGCCATGGGGAAAAACGGGCGCTGCCTGCACTACCCTACATGCGCAGGGAACCAATGGTGAGAAATCGAGAGAACGCAGCGCCCGGCTGTCCGCGCCGCGGGTTCGGCGGTGGCGCGCCGGTGCTGCCGCTCAGACCAACCTGCAAATTTGCAGGTTGTCACGCAGCCGTCGAGCAGCACCAGCAGCCCCCTGCATGTCCCCTGCTGGCAGGTCGGAAACCTCTCCCTTTCTCACCCGGTGTCTATACGGAAAACCATGCTGGAATCGCGTTACGCTTGTGCAAGCAATTCAGTGGCTTATAACAAGGCTTCTCACGCATACGCTATCAGTTGATTGTCGTATATCAGAGGAGTACGATTCATGCTGGAATTCCCGCAGGAAATCGTCATGGGCAAAGGCAAGCGAGTCGCGTTCTACCTCCGCGTCAGCACCGGCGGGCAGACCGTCGAGAACCAGCGCCAGGAGCTGGCCAAGGCTGCCGAGCAGCGCGGCTGGACCGTGGTCGAGCTGTACTCGGACAACGGCTTCAGCGGTGCCAAGGGCCGCGACAAGCGCCCAGCGTTCGACCGCATGTGCAAGGACGCGATCGCCGGCAAGTTCGACATCATCGCCGCCTGGTCGGTTGATCGCCTGGGCCGCTCGGTGCTGCACCTGGCGCAGTTCGTCGAGGACATGCGCGGTGCGGGCATCGGGCTCTTCCTGCTCAAGCAAGGCCTCGACTCAGAGACACCGACCGGCCGCGCCATGCTCGGCATGTGCTCAGTGTTCGCTGAGCTCGAGCGCGAGATCATCCGCGAGCGCATTCACTCAGGACTTGCCCGCGCGCGCGCCCAGGGCAAGACGCTTGGTCGCAAGCCCGTCAGCTCGAGGACCGAGGAGCGCATTCGCGAGTTGCGCGGCAAGGGCCTCGGCAAGCTCAAGATCGCCCGCACGCTTGGCTGCGGCGTCTCGACCGTACAGCGAGTACTCGCCGCCGCGTAGGGTCTGTTGCGGCTGCCGCGATCTCGCTTATACCTTCCCATCACCGCGGCGCCCCGATGGGTGGCGGCACGGCGTTCCTAATGCGTCAGCCGCTCAAGTAAACGCTCACACCCTCGCCCGCTTGCGCGCGGGGGTGCATCGGGCGCTGATCGGCTTCACGACGAACCGCCGCGAGGGCTGCCGCTCACCGCGGTCGATAGCGGTCATCTCTTGCACGCTTTCCACAAGCTTGCGAAACAGCTTTTTATTCATGGTCCTACGTAACCGACGACCGGCAGCGGCGGATTATGGTTTCAGCGACGATCGCGACGGTCGCTGCGCCCGCAAGACAGGCGGCAATGAGCCATATGACATAGCGCAAGTAGTTCACGACCACTCCCGGCTCCTGTTCTCACGCCCAACCTACGCCGCCGGTCGGTACGCGGCAACTGCCCGGGAGCACCGGGCATGACCGACTCCCGCATCGGCGGCGCGCTCAGCACTGAAGCGCTCCAGTGCATCAGCCTTGGTCTTCCCACCATCGGGAAGACCAGCGCCCCTACCCATTAGAAGGCGCGCGCGTCATGAGGGCTCGCGCAGCTTGGCAGCGCCAAGACATGAGCCGGAGGCCACAACATCTGCTGCACGCCCATGCACTAGTAAAGCTTAGGCGAGGCAGCATCCAAATACTTCACTATAGATAAGTCGCTCAAAGTAACTCCCCCGCTTGCTCCGCTTCCCGATCCCGAACCAGAGCCAGACCCCGACGCTGCACCCGCAAAAATCTGGCTAATGACGTTGCCGCCGACAACTTCGCCCATGCGAGCGGACGAGAGAGCTTCTACCTGTTGCAGATCAGTGATGTTCAACATGTCAGTACTCCTAAACGGTTGTGTGTGCTTCAAGGCGTCAGCTTGCGGATTGCGCCTCAAACCTCGGTCACACATCTACAAGACCGAGATGATGGGGGCGCAAGACATAACTGCCCCTGCAATTGACGCGGTCACGAGGAGAAGTCCGCCGATGAAGGCGCCCCCCGGATCCGGGCCTTCCGGACCAGCCCCCGATCTAGATCCGCTGCCACATCCCACGTCGTCCTCTCCGCCGACAACCGCGCCCATGCGCGAGGCCGACAGCTCCTCATTCCGGCTCAGATCATTGATGGTCAACATGTTCAGTACTCCTAAAAGTTTGTGTGTGGTTGAGCACATGCTCGGGAGGAACTTTGTCCGAAGACCGGCAGGCGCGACAGTGCCTTTAGTCATAGCGCTTGCGGAGCGGCCGACATGACGGCGCCGCGCAATCCTCGCGCTGTGGCGCGTGGCAAGGCGCTGCGCGCCGAGATCCGCACGCTCCTCGAGCAGCACTCCCCGCTGGCCCGGCCGCTCGCTGCCAAGGACATTCGCGCGCGCCTCACCATCCTGCCGGCGCCTTCGCTGCGCACGGTGCAGTGGCACCTGCAGGCGATTCGAGCCGCGGCAACCAATAGCTTGCGTTCGGCGCAATTCATCGCGTGATTACGACGTCCCACAATATGTCCGAGATCGCCGCGACGGTTTTCGCGGCTTGGCATTCGGAGGCTTGATGCCGGCGCATAAGGGACATCCGGGCGGATGCAGGGTATGCGCACACACGGACCGCACGCGCATCGAGCTTCTCTTGGCCGATGGCGCCGGCCAGTCCGCGATCGCTCGCAAGTACGGCCTCTCGAAGGACAGCGTGCATCGTCATTGGCGCGATCACGTCTCCGAGGAGCGCCGAGCGGCTCTGATGTTCGGGCCGGTGCAGCGCATGGCACTCGAGACGCACGTCTCGGAGGAAGCCGTGAGCCTCATCGATCACTACCGCGCCGTGCGTGCCGGGCTCTACAAGCAGTTCAACGCCGCCGACGAAGTAAACGATCGTAACGGTGTGGCGCTGATGGCGGGGCGGCTTCTGAGATGTCTGGACAGCATGGCGCGGCTCACGGGGCAGTTGGCCCAAAGCCCGCTCGTCCAAAACAACACGATCAACAATTTCTTCCTCGAGCCCGCGTTCGCTTCCTTTCAGGCGGACCTGATCCGCGTGCTGTCTCGTTTCCCAGAAGCCCGTGCGTCGGTGCTGCAGGAGTTTGAGCGCCTCGAGGCTGCAGCCCCCGTCCAGCTGCCCGCATTGGAGCACCATGTCGCCGCGTGACTCGAAGCTCCATCGCGCGTTCACCGAAGCGCTGCGCAGCGCCTGGCGCACGGTGGCGCGACCCGAGCAGGTGGCGCCGGCTGGCGCCTGGACAACGTGGATTTTCTGCGGCGGGCGTGGAGCGGGCAAGACGCGCAGTGGTGCCGAGTGGATACAGGAGCGCGTGGCCTCGGGCGCCCGCTACATTCACTTGATCGCGCCGACGGCGGCGGATTGTCGGGACGTACTGCTTGAGGGTCCGGCGGGCATTTTGTCGATTGCCGCGCCGCACATGCGGCCGGTCTATCAGCCGTCATTGCGCAAACTCGTTTGGCCATCCGGCGCGCAAGGCTTGCTGTTCAGCTCAGATGAGCCCGACCGGCTGCGCGGGCCGCAGTGCGACACGTGTTGGGTCGACGAGCTGTGCGCGATGCGCCAGGCGCAGGAAGTGCTCGACAACATGTACTTTGGCCTGCGCGTCGGGAAAGACCCGCGGTGTTTGATCACGACGACGCCAAGGCCTTTGAGGTGCTTCAAGGCGCTGCTCGCGCGCGACGGCCAGGACGTCATCGTGACGCGCAGCAGCTCGTTCGCCAACCGCGATAACCTGGCGCCGGCCTTCTTCTCGCAGATCACTGCGAAGTACGCCGGCACGAGGCTCGGGCGCCAGGAGCTGGAGGCGGAGCTGCTGACCGACACGCCCGGCGCGCTGTGGCACCTGGAGCGGATCGAGGAGCTGCGCGTCAGGGTCGCGCCGCAGCCGCTCGAGCGCGTCGTGGTCGCGATCGATCCCGCGACGACGCATGGGCCCGACAGCGATGAGACGGGGATCCTCGTGGTCGGTCTGGGTGCCGACGGCTGCGGGTACGTGTTGGACGATCTCTCGGGCCGGTTTCCGCCCGAAGAGTGGGCACGCAAGGCGATCGGAGCGTACCGCACGTACTCGGCGGATCGGATCGTCGCTGAGGTAAACAACGGCGGCGCGATGGTCGAGAGCACGCTTCGTTCCGTCGACCCGACGATTCCCTACACGGCAGTGCATGCCTCGCGCGGCAAGCTGACGCGCGCCGAGCCAGTGAGCGCGCTTTACGAGCAGGGCCGCGTGCACCATGTCGGCATCTTCGGTCCGCTCGAAGATCAGCTCAGCTCGTACGACGGGAGCCGCTCGGGTGTCAGCCCGGACCGCCTCGACGCGCTGGTGTGGGGGCTTACCGCGTTGATGCTGGGCGAGCCGCCCGGCCGCTTCATTCGGGCCGAGGCGCTGCTGCGCGCCGATTCGAGCGGCACCGTTAGACCGGTTGATATGCCCGGAAAAGCCGAGCGCGTCTTCGCGTTCGCCGCCATCACCGAATCTGAGCCGGATGCGTTGGGCGTGGTGTTTTTCGCACTCAGAGACGGCGCCTCACCGCTGGTGGTACTTGACTGGGACGTGCAGCCGCTCGAGCAGCAGACGCTCGACGCGTTCTTCCCCGCCGTGGCCGCACGGCTCAAGGAACTCGTCGAGCTCACCGCCAGCTGCAACAAACACGCGCCGTTGATCGTCGAGCCCACAGGCCTCGGAGCAATGCTGCTAGAGCAGGGGCGTCTGCGGCGCTACGGCGTCATGCCGCTCGTCGACGAGGAGCTTCTCGCCAAAGACTTGACCGTCCGCGTCATCGAAGTGGGTAACTACGTGGCGGCCGGCACGATCAAGCTCGCGCGCGCGGCCTATGAGAAGCTCACCACGTTCAAGGGTGTCCATCGCAATCACCTCACCGGCGAGCTTGCTGCGTTCACGCTGAGCGACAAGAAGGCGGGCGTGGGCCCGCTGCTCGCGGCGTTTGCGACGGGGGCGCTCGAGACGCTCGGCGGCAAGCATCACCTCAACGTCTGGCGCGCGCTGGTAAGTTCGACACCCCTCGAGCCCGGCCCGCTTGCGGACATCTTCAAAACTGCGCCGGCGCCAGCTCCCGCGGCGCAGGGGCCGCTGCCGTCGTCGCCTGAGGTTGCGCGGGTGGCTGCAACGTTCTATGCCGGCACGCCTGCGCAGGCGGCTGCGAACCTGGCCCGCGCGGAGACCCTCGTGCGTCAACGCCGCGAGACCGAAGCGCAACTCGAACGCGAGCACACTCAGGCTCGTGCGGCATTCGCCGAGAGAGAGCGCAGGTTGCGCGAGGCGGGAGCGCTATGATCCGCCGCCCCACTCTCACGCTCGGTCCCGAGGCGCATGAACGGCGCCAGGAGCGCATCGGCGGCGCGCTCAGCACCGAAGCACTCGCCCGCTTCCACTTCCATGCATTAGCGCCGACCGAGCAGACCGCCGCAATCAGGCGGCTCGCCGCCGCCGGCCAGGGCGAGCACACCATCGCGCACGCGACCGGGCTTTCCGTTGACATGATCCGTCGCGTGCTTGCCGCTTCTAACGCAAACAACCAAGGAAATTCCGCATGAACGCCGCCGTTGCACAAGATTCTGCACCGACCTCCGAGGAGGCTGCGCTTGCGGCCGCGCGCGCGACGCTGAAGCAGGAGCGAGCGCGAGAGGCCGAGGCGGCTGCGAAGCTCGAAGCTGCAGTCGCAGCGCATGAGCGCGCCAGGCAGGCGCACGATGCTGCTGTTGCCAAGGATTCCCGGCTCGAGGCCGCCGAGCGCGAGTTGATCGAGCGCGAAGCTCAGCGCCTGCAGGAAGCCTACGCGAACGGACACACCGCACCGCCAGCGCTGGTCGCTGATCAGAAAGCGCAGCAGGCGCGGCTTTCGGCGCAGGTGAATGTGCGTGCCCGTGCAGCGGCGCGCGAGCAGAGCGCAGCTGATGAGCAGGCTGTGCGGGAGGAGTTGGCCGTGGCTCAGCGGCGGCGGGCGACGGCGGCTGAGGCAGTCGCGGATGCCGAGGCTGAAGTTTTGGCCAAGCGGGTCGAGTACCACCTGGGCGAGGCTGTGCGCGTGGGCGCCATGCTGCGCAAGTACCAGCCCGACGCTCTCAACACTCCGCTCAATCGGCTCAATCAGCCGGCCGTCGCGTCGCTGCTGGTGCAGCGTGTGCTCGAGCGCCTGCAGCGCCTGGAGGCCAGGGACGAGGTGTATGTACCCCTAAACGAGTTGCACGCGGCGGAAACAGCGCGCGAAGCGCAGGAGGCCGCAGCATGATTTGGCGAGCACCTTGGGCAAGTGGCTCGCGCGGCCGATCACGAGCCCATGTGGATCGGCGGGCACAAGTGGCGAGTGTGCGCGAAAAACCGTCAAGGCCGGCGCGGGGATTTTAGTTGAATTCATTCTCGGTGGCCGGCGGCGTGCCGGGTCTTGTGATGACACTCAGCCCGGCGCGCGCCCTTTTGTTTTTGACTCAACATTGTTAGGAGTTACTCGACATGACTAACGCTGAAAAACTTTACACTGCCGCGCCGGATGGGTGTGGTGGCGTCACGCTGACGCCGCGGCGGCCGATTCAAACACGCGACTCGGCTACCTTGTTCGGTCGCGAGCGCAACCAACACGTGCGCACTTCGCGCACGCGCGACGATCTGCTCACCGGTCCCGAGCCGGTCACGCGCATTTCGCTCGGCAAGACTTGGACCGGTGTCAATGAGGACGACGAGCCGCTCGTGGCGCAGGCGAACTACCTAACTCAAGTGCTCGGTGAGGGATGCTTTGCAGCCGGCCAGGTTTTGCATGCCGAATCCCTTGAAAATGCGATCAGCCTGGCAAAGGTTTACACCGCGGGACTGGAGGGGGTGCAAGACAAGTTAAGAAACAGAGACAGTATGTCCCGCGCCCGCGCGAAGGACAACGGGCGCCCCAGCGGGCTGCCAGGTACAACGCCGGCAGATCTGATCGCACACCCGTCGAGCGAAAAGACGAAAGACTCGCGCAGTGCTCTCTTCGGATCCGCGAGGACGCAGGATTACGCGGCAACACTGAGGAAAGGCCGTGAGACTCAAGCTTCGACCGCACCTGCACGCGTCAACACGGCCCGCGATTATGCAGCCAATCTCGCGGCGGGCCGCGCGAAGAAGGGCGCAGCGTGAATCGAGAAAGCACGCGGCGCGCGCGAGGGTTCTGACCGTGAGCGACACCGCACCGGACGCCAGCTAGGAGTGTGTGATGCATAGGCTCTTGAGTAATTGGCTGCTGATGATGCTCGCCTGCGGCGGCGCGTTCGCGCAGCAGCAGCAGCCCGCAAACACCGGATCGTTGTCGTGGACCAACGTCCAATCGTTCACGACGCCCGGCACGTTCACCTGGACCAATCCCGTCGGCGCGCCGGCGATCACGCGCGTCTTCATCTGTGCCGGCGGCGGTGGCGGCGGCAGTGGCGCGGACCTGGCGGCAACCACGGCTGGCTCGGGCGGCGGCGGAGGGGGCGGCGCGGCTTGCATGGAGGCGAGCTTCAATACCGCGCAGCTCGGTGCGACGGAGACCGTGACGGTCGGCGCGGCCGGCACGGCTGGTGCAGCGGTCACTTCCACTGGCGCGGGCAACCCCGGCGGCATCGGCGGCAGCTCGAGCTTCGGCACGACGCCCTACCTCACGGCCTACGGTGGCGGCGGTGGCGCCGGCGGCGGGTCGGCGATCAACTCGGGCGGTGGCGGCGGTGGCGGCCCGTGGTACGCCGCGACCAGCGCTATTACGCCGCAGCTCTGTTTGATCAAGCTGAGCAACAGGCACGTTAAACTTTCAGGCAACAGTCGCTTACAAAAAGAACATACTCTCGAACAAATCCTACGCGCGTGCGACTCTCCTGACACATAAAGCCCTCAGGCAGTCTGTTTGCTGCCTCGCCGCGTGATCTAGCACGCAGCTGGCCTGGTTGTAGGAGTGCTAGTTTTTGCAGCCATGGCCAGTCGAACGCCGAGAAACACCGGTGACGCTACGGGCGAGTGGCAACGTGCGCTCCTCAAGCAACGGAAACCCTTAGACCCCGCGGATCCTTATAACCGCGTTGAGCCCACGAGGGCCTCTGTAGGCGGAAAAAAGCGCTCGCTTGATGACATGCGCCGACTCAGCGAAGCCATGAAGAAGGCGGCGCCATGGGCGCCATCGCCCGAAGCGTCCGCCGGTGAGGTCGATAAGAAATCTCGCTCGGACCCGAGTTAGAGGAGGACAGAGCTTTCGCTTTTGAGGACGTGCTGCGACTTGATGTCCTAACCGCTTAGCGCGGAAACCGGAGTGCGCCAGCCTCGCTCTTCGGATCGGCTTCAGGTTGCCATAAAAACAGGGATCGTTAGGGCGAGGGCCGACGTGGATCAATGACTCCGGGTCCACGTCGGCTTGCACAGCGCTATTGCGCTCCCCAAGTTGCGCCCCGCGAAATGTAAACGGCCGATCGAAGGCGGCGCTTAGTTGTGATCGCGCTACGCGCGTCGGTCAGGTTCCGCTCTCCGGCGGGGCGCTAGTCCTCCCAGCGCTGCAAAGAGCTTCGACATTATCGGCGTGTGCCTGGCGGGCACCTTCGGCAGGCTAGGGCAAGGATGCCCGCATTCCGGACAAGTGACTCCCCGGGCACTAACCAGATACTCGCAGCCCGGGCACGACCCCCGGGCGGGACGCTGTCGGCGCTCATGGCGCACCCCCTGCGACGCTATCCCAGCGGTCACGCGCAAGGCGCAGGACGTCAGCGGCCAGGTGCGGCTGGTTCTCCTCGATCAGCAGGATCGCCGCCTGGGCGGCCTGGCGCATGAGGTGGCCGGCGAGCACGAGCTGATCCTCCCGCTCGATTGCCTCGGGGGATCGGATCGGCGTGACCTTGTTATTAGCGCTGCTCATGACACACCCCTGCGGCGCACGCTCTCCTCAAGCGTCTCGAGCACAAACTGTAAGCCCACAAGATGGCTCGGCCCGTCCTTCGGTTCCTTCCACCAGCCGCGAGGCTCAAGCGGCTCACTATTCGCGAGGAAGCTCAGAACGTCGGCGCACTGATTCAGCATCAGCGTGACGTGGGGATAATCGGTCCCGAGCGAGCACGCCGCCAGGCGCTCAATCAACCCTCGGCCGTTCTGATAAGCCTCGCCCTCGGCTATGTCTGCGACGCCCCTCATCGGGCGCACGGCCGACAAAAATGCGCGGATGCGCGGTCCGGTGTCCTCGGTGTAGCCCGTCTCGGGGGGCGGGCTGGCGGGCGCTGTGGCGCGGGCTGGTTTCGGTAGACTTCTGGTAGCCATGGTGACCTCCTATCGGTCTCTGTGGTGAAGGCGTCCGTCGGTGCTGAACACATCGGCGGGCGCCGCTTCGTAGTTGAGTCAGGCGCGACCGCCCACTCAGCTTATCGGGGGTTTCAGCGGAACGTGCTCGGGTAGCGCACCTGCCCCGACGGAATCGTCGTAGTCGAACTTCCGACACTCATACCAGGCGGCCTTCTCATTCGGCCGCTCTATTCGTTTGATGAAGTTGAGGCAGTCCTGCTCGCGTTCATAGAACGCCGGCTCGCCTTCATTGAAGACCATGTCGCATGCTCCGGCCGCGGGGCTGCAGAGATACATGCCGAACATCACGACGATATGACTCAT